CGGGTATTGGTACTGTTGGTATCACAACGACTGGTACAACTTTTCATGTAGATCGTGCGACAGGGGAAATAACTTTTGTAACTGATGCCAAGTTTAACGGAACAGTTGGTATTGCAGGAACATTAACATATGAAGACGTAACAAATATAGATGCAGTAGGAGTAATTACAGCAAGAGGAGGGATAAATGTTACTGGAGGAGGGATTAATGTCTCTGGTGGAACAATTACTGGTGATGGTTCTGGTTTAACTGGACTACCTGCAGGTGCTCCTGTTGGTGGTGCATCCACGAACACTGTGTTCTTTGAGAATGACAATTCAGTCGATGTGAGTTATACTATATCTACAGACAAAAATGCGATGGCAGCAGGACCAATTGCAATTAAAGCTGGCGTCACGGTCACTGTGCCATCAGGTAGTTTTCTGACTATCGTATAAATATCAGGGAGTAAAGAATCTAATGCCAGTAACAATTAACGGAGATGGAAGTATCACAGGACTCTCAGTTGGGGGTCTTGGTTCTGGTGTTGTAAATGCAGCATCTCTTGCAGCAAATTCAGTTACAGCATCTGCGATGCCAGTTGGGTCTATATTACAAGTAAAGAATTTTATAAAAAAAGATCGTGATGATTTTTCCACAAGTAGTAGTTTTGCTGCTACAGGAATGAGTGTTACAATAACACCTTCATCTACATCAAATAAATTATTAGTGATGGCAAATTTAGAAGTAGGTAATAGTGGAAATAACTCAGTACAATTTAAGTTATATAGAGGCACATCAGAAATAACAGCAGCAAATAATACAAATGTAACAAATAAAAGTTTTGGTTGGTCTTACATTAGACAACAAAATAACACTGAAGCCTCCTATCAGGATGTATCTGTTAGTTTAGGTTATGAACATACTCCAGCAGATACTAATTCTCATGAATTTAATCTTTATGTAAATAGTTTTAATACTACAGTATATTTAAATGGAAGAGGATACAGTGGAGATTATGGTGGTACATCTAGTTTGACAGTCATGGAGATAAAAGGATGAGTAACATAAAATTAGTACATTCGGGAGGCAATAGTGTCTCTCTGACAGTGCCTGACAGTAACCCAGCGGCAAATCGCACCTTTAAATTACCTGGTGCCGACGGGAGTGCTGGACAATTTTTAAAAACCGATGGAAATGGTGCACTCTCATTTGCAACAGTGGCAACAAATACTTCAAATGTAAAAGTAACAAGAACAAGTATATCAGATATATCTGGTGTTGATTATTATGATGCGACGTTACCAGCTAATTGCTTCAAAGCAGAATTATCTGCATTGAATGTGTCACCGTCTGGTAATGGATATCTAATTTTTAGAGTTGGAACAGCTGGTGGAATACAGACTGGTAGTAGTTATTATAAATTTTGTCAGAACAAAATAGGCTCTAGCACCGCAGGTGTATTTGAAACTAATAGTATAGTTTACCTTAATGGATATATCGGTGGTAATTCTGGTAATATATGTACGACACAATTAACATTTATGAAATGTGGTACAGGAGAACGATGGACAATGACATCTACAACTATGCAAGAGAGCAATAGTGCATCTCAGATAACTGTTGCTCATCCACAAAATGGTAGTACTCCGATAACCACCGTCAGATATGCCATTCATAGTGGTGGTAATTTTGATTCGGGTGATATTACCTGGACTTGTTGGAGCACAACGTAATGAGCACATTAAAAGTAGACGCAATCAGACACAATAGTGCAACGAGTGATGCAATCACAACAGCTGCAGATGGAACTTGCACTGCAAAATTAACTTCGATAGGTGGAGGTGGACTTTCTCATCGCAACATCATAATTAACGGAGCCATGAACGTGGCTCAACGCAGCAGTTCAGTTGCTGTTAGTGATGGTTCTAACGAAGGTTATAATTCATTAGATAGATATAAAACTTATACAAATAATAGTGGAGCATATACAGTTAGCCAAGATACAGATGTACCAACTGATTATAGTTTTGGAAGATTTAGAAATTCTTATAAAGTAGATGTAACAACAGCAGATACATCAATTGGTGCTTCAGACTTAATAAGAGTTGAACAAGATATAGAAGCTCAGGATATATCTAATAGTGGTTGGGATTATACAAGTTCAAACGGTAAATTAACTCTTTCGTTTTGGGTAAAATCAGTCAAAGCAGGTACATATGTTGTTGTAGTTCAAACCGCAGATGGTACAGCACATAGTTATGCTCTTGAATATACTTTGTCAGCTAACACTTGGACACATGTAACAAAGACTATACCAGGAAATAGTAATCTAACTATAGATGATGATAATGGTGTAGGACTTCGGATTCACTGGATATTATGTAGTGGAAGTGATAATAATTTAACAGCAGATACTTGGACAAGTGGATTAAAATATGGTACAACCAATCAAGCTAATTTATTTGATTCAACATCCAATAACTGGTATTTGACGGGAGTTCAGTTAGAAGTTGGAGACACAGCTACCACGTTCGAGCACCGCAGCCATGGAGATGAATTAAGACGTTGCCAACGCTATTACTATCAATTTGAAATATTTCCAAATCAAGTGGTTAATTTTTTATCGGCATATGGTAGTACTTATGGAAAAGTTCAATATAGTTTCCCTGTCACGATGCGAGCAAATCCTACTGGTGGTCTATTAGATATAGGTGGTGTCCAAGAATATTTAAATGGTACGTGGAATAATAGAACACTAAGTATAGCGGGTACAAGAAAAGATTTTGTCCAAATTTTCAATCAAAGAAGTGATTCTGGATTTGGAGGACAATATGTAAGAGCTTCTTCTGGCACACCCATATGTACACTTAACGCAGAATTATAATGTATAAAAAAATCTCAGAATTATTTGATGGTTCAAAGACAGATAGAACCGATTGTATCTTAAAAATAAAAGATGAATCTGGAAACACACTTACACATAGTTTATTCATACCTTTTGACGAAGAAAACACCGATTACCAAGAATATTTGGAGTGGGCAAAAACCAATACAGCAGAACCAGCTGATTAGCTTGACAAGTATCAAAAAATACTTTATAATATAAATGTCTTTAGCATCCTTGTAGATTTGGGACTAAAGATACTCCCCTGTGGTGGGGGGAGTGTGTTGGTGGTAACACAAAGGGAGGTTTTCCTCCCTTTTTTATTTTATAAATCATTATTTAAGGCTAACAACAAACATGAATTTCACTGTGTTTTCTAAAGAAGGATGTCCACATTGTGAGAAAGTAAAAAAAGTTTTGGAGTTGACAAGTAGTAGTTTTGTGGTGTATACTTTAAATGAACATTTTGATAAGAAAGCGTTTATAGATGAATTTGGATATGGAACTACATTTCCACAAGTCATTTGTGATGGTAAAAAACTAGGAGGTACGATTGAAACAGTTGAGTTCCTCAGAGAACAGAAAATCATTACAAGATGACCTAAATAAATCAAACCTCGAAATCAATCGTGGTTTTGAATTTATCCTCAATGGGGGTAAAAAGAAACAAGTGAAACCAGTTTCATTTGTTTTTGATAAGATATTTAATCTTTTTAATCGAGAGATTGGTATCTATTTTGAATTTTCTTTGTCGAAAAGAAAATAACACTACCAAAGGAGTATCATGGATATTCAAGTCCTGACCGCACTTGCCTTACCTATTTCAATTATGTTTTTCATACTTGGAGCACTCATAGGTTGGGTAGCAAGAGACTATATGATGAATTATCGAGAGATTCCGAGACCACATCCTGAGATGTTTGACCCGAATGGGAATCTAGTACCAGATGAAATTGTAGCATTTAGATTTGAAAACAATTATGACAACGACAGCGAAGAAGAAGACGACTAAAAAAGATCCACTTGAACTTCCTTTAAAACCATTTGCTTTTGAAGTTTTGCATTTATTATCAAAACAAAGATCAAAAGCAAAGAAGATTGAAGTATTAAAAAGATATGAAGATCCATCACTAAAGGCTATCTTTATATGGAACTTTGATGAAACTATTGTATCAGTTTTACCACAAGGTGAAGTTCCTTATACAGGTTATGATGAGCAGACTACTTATAGTGGCACACTGACAACAAGAATCTCAGAGGAGATTCGTAAAATGCACGAAACAGGTTCGTTCTCAATGGGGTCAAGTGATAAAGAGGGTCATACAACAATCCGTAGGGAGTATGTTAATTTCTATCACTTCTTGAAGGGTGGTAATGATTCATTGAATAATATTCGTCGTGAAACAATGTTTATTAATATTCTTGAAGGATTACATCCATTAGAGGCAGAGATTATAGTTTTAGTCAAAGATAAAAAACTAGAGTCTAAGTATAAAATCACAAAGGAAATAGTATCAGAAGCATATCCAGATATTCAATGGGGTGGTAGATCATGACTAAACCACTAGGTCAAAATATTAAAACAAAAACAGAAAAGAAAGAATTAATCTGGACAAGTCAAGAAAAAGAGAATCATAAAAGTGAATATGGTTGTGAGATTCTTGTGGAAAATGGAACACTTGAACAAGTTTCAACAACAAATGCGCCTACAGATGCGTGTATTGTAACTTATGAGTACAATGATAAGGTCTGTCGTGATCTTACAAGAGGTGCAAGAGTTAAACTGTTTGATATGTACTATGATAAGTTTAAATCTGGTTTGAAAATCATTGACTATGGTAAGGGAACTATTAAACCAGCGATATGGGGATACAATGATCCAAAACCTAAAACCAAAAAGCGAAAGTGATTTCAAAAATAGGGCAAAAAAAATTCCCCAAAATTTTTCGTCTGTAGGGTTTTCTGTAACAAAAAATACAATACTACTTGCATATATAGTATGAATGTGTTAATATAAACACATCGTTCATCTTATGGGCTTTCTTCTTTACCTATCAATGCTTGCTAGTCACGATCCAGTTCATTGGACTATTAGATGTGATGGGTGGAGAGATTTGACTTCTGAAGTTCAACAAGACGAATATCTTGATGAACAAACTAAGTCAGATTTGATAGAATACTTTAAAACTAAAGTAGAGGAAGAATGCGACTTTAAACCATAAGACGCAAGTAAGCCGACTCGGAACGGGTTCGTTCATCCTCGCAAGAGGACGCAAAAGCCGACTGAAGGAACGGGAACACGGATCACTCGAAAGAGTTAAAGGTGCAAAGTCCAATTACTTTAGGAGAAACCAAATGGCAACAGTCACATACAGAGGAGTCAAATATGACTCTGAAAAGTACAACGCAAAAGTGCTTGCTGAAGCTGCACAGAAACAAAGACACGAACTAATGTATCGTGGTCTTAAGGTTGTAAAAAGCGTGGCAGGAGGCAAGTAAATGTTAGTTACTGCAGAAATTCTCGTGGCGAGCGTAGCATTTCTAGCACTTATCTACGTTGAAGCCAAACTCTTGTACAATTATAAATAATTGTTACAGGAGGTAAAGACAAATGTTACACTTATTAGGTAAAGGAATACAACCAGAATGGAACGAAGAGAAGCACGACATAACTGAGGTCTTTGCTTTTCTGTGCTATCGGGGAATTCACTACGCAAAATGGGTGAACATAGATATTTTCCATGACACCAAATGGGAAATACATAATCCAAGAGGAGAGGGTTGACCTTTCCTCTTTTTTTGTGTACAATATGTAAAAGTAATAAATTATGGATCGTAGTAAATTAAAAGACATTATCCGTACTCTTGAAATTACACTTGACACATTAAAGGCAGAAGTGTATTCTGATGTAGATTCATACAAAAGTGAGAAAGAATATTCCTCTAGACCACTTGACTATGATGAGTTATATGATGATGGTTCAGATTAATGAGTAGACAAAAATCACTTATAAAATTACTGAAAAGATTAATCAAACAAGATTATCTATATACAGATGAAAAATTAAGAGAGATGAAACAAACTCTTCGACTTGCAGAAGAAGAAATGGCAAAAATCGAAGCAAAATCATCAAAAGGATTCAAATGAACGTAGAATTAATAAGTATCACACCTGATGCAGAGAAAACAATGGCACATATCGCCAGAGTATCAAATCCAAGCAATCAGGATAACCCTAATTATGCAGGATTATTAAGATATTGTATCAAGCATAATCACTGGTCTGTCTTTGAACAATCATCAATGACACTTGAAATAGAAACCACTCGTGCAATTGCAGCACAGATATTGAGACATCGTAGTTTTACATTTCAAGAGTTTTCTCAAAGATATGCACAGAGTAATGAACTTGGTAAAATCGAATTGCCAGATTTAAGAAAACAAGATTTAAAGAATCGTCAGAACTCAACTGATGATTTAGACCCATTTGTGAGACAAAAATTAGAGGCACAGATGATTACTCTATTCAGTTCTGCACAAGCATTATATAATCAGATGATTGAAGAAGGAGTTGCAAAAGAATGTGCTAGAATGGTTCTACCATTATGCACTCCTACAAGAATATACATGACAGGTTCTTGTCGTTCTTGGATTCATTATATTGAATTACGTTCTGCACATGGAACACAGAAAGAACACATGGACATTGCAGAAGCATGTCGTAAAGTATTCACCGAACAATTTCCTTCGGTCTCAGAAGCCCTTGAATGGGTCTAAATAACTATACATTAACCAAATATTATGCCTGTATATCCTGTTAAAAATTCCAAAACTGGTGAGCAAAAAGAATTAATGATGTCAATAAGTGAATATGACACTTGGAGAAAAGATAATCCTGATTGGGATAAAGACTGGTCAAAAGGTGTCGCAGGTGTTGGAGAAGTTGGAGAGTGGAAAGATAAACTTGTAAGAAGAAAACCAGGTTGGAATGAAGTTTTAGAAAAAGTTCAATCAATGCCTGGTGCTCATAAACAAAAAATTGGTTAATGGGAAGAAAAAGAAGTAACGGAGATCAACCTATCGGAGTTGGGTTGACAGCAAAGCAAATGCGTAGAAAAAAACCTATCAATTCAGATTATTTGGTTGGTATCGAACCAATAACTGAAAATCAAAAAATATTATTTAACTCATATGCTGAGAGTAAAAATATTATTGCTTATGGTGCAGCTGGCACAGGTAAAACTTTTGTAACCTTGTTTAATGCTTTAAAAGATGTATTAGATGAAAGCACACCTTACGAAAAAATCTATATTGTTCGTTCATTAGTTGCAACTCGTGAGATTGGTTTCTTGCCAGGTGATCATGAAGATAAGTCTGACATATACCAAGTACCATATAAAAATATGGTAAAATATATGTTTCAGATGTCATCTGATGCAGACTTTGAGATGCTTTATGGTAATCTGAAAGCACAAGAAACAATCAAGTTTTGGAGTACCTCATTTTTAAGAGGAACAACACTTGATCGTTCAATTGTTATCGTTGATGAATTTCAAAACTTGAATTTTCATGAATTAGATAGTATAATGACAAGAGTTGGTGAAGATAGTAAAATCTTTTTCTGTGGTGATGCATCTCAGACAGATTTACAGAAGACTAACGAAAAAAACGGTATTGTTGACTTTATGAAAATAATTCGTTCCATGCCATCATTTGATGTAATTGAATTTGGTATTGATGATATTGTTCGTTCTGGAATAGTTAAAGAATATCTGATTGCAAAGTTAGAAATGGGTATGTAATGTTTGAACATGTTGATTTGAATCTACCTCCTATCAAACGGGAGACAATAGATGGAGTTCGTTATTATTCTGTTCCTGATGAAGATGAATTAATTAAATTAGTTTCGATTACATCAATCACAAGTCATTATAATAAACAAATCTTTCTTGATTGGAGAAAGAGAGTTGGTAATGAAACAGCAGACAAAATTACAAAAGCTGCTACGACTCGTGGAACAGATATGCATACTCTTACAGAGTATTATTTGAAGAATGAGGAACTTCCCAAAGTCCCTCCTATATCTGACTTTTTGTTTAAAATATCAAAAGGTAAGTTGAATAAGATTTCTAAAATAAGGACTCTGGAAGGTGCGCTATATAGTAAGCAGTTAGGAATTGCAGGAACAGTTGATTGTATTGCAGAGTATAACAACGAGTTAGCGATAATAGATTTTAAGACATCTAAAAAACCTAAACCACGAGAGTGGATTGAACACTATTTTGTTCAAGCAATGGCATATGGTTGTATGCTGTATGAGATGAAGGGTATATCAGTTAAAAAATTAGTCATTATTATGGCATGTGAAAATGGAGAGTGCGTTGTCTATGAAGAATACGACAAATCAAAATACATCAAACTCCTTGGAGAATACATTAGAAAGTTTGTTGGAGATAAACTGGAACTCTATGGAACCTAACAAAGAACTAGAAAAAGCTATTGCGAATAAGTTTGTAACTCCACAAAAGTTTGCATTAGATATTGAGAAGATTGTGGTTGATGAAGACCTCAATTATATTGATGCGATCATACACTATTGCGAAATAAACAATATTGA